CCGGCAAAGACATGGCGCCGAAGCTGGGCGACACCTCGTTGGGTGCTACGGCCAAGGCGTTCGCGCCGGCAACCACTGGCCCTCTGATGCTGACCAATCCCGGCAAGGGGCTGGATGTCGGCGCGACGATGGCCCCGGCCGTTCCGGAGGCGCCGCCGGTGTCGTATGACCCGCGCGACCTGAATTCGAAGGACGCCATGCTGTTGCCGCACTTTGCCAACAAGGTGCGCTTCCCGGGTTCGGAACTGCGTCGACCGAAGGTGATTCGCTCCGGGCTGGAAGATCCTGAGCCGCCGCAGATTGGCATGGCCGCCAAAGACATGATGATGCCACCGGCCAGTGCAGACGCGGCGGCGGGGGCATTGGTCAAGCCGATGGCGGCAGCGCCGGCGGCGCCGAAAGTCGAGTCCAACGTGGCGATTCAGGCGCCGTTTTCGCTGGTGGTCAACGGCGACGTGAAGGATGGCAATCAGCTTTTCGCGCAGATCAAGCCAATGCTCGATCAGCACTATCGCGACATGGCTAGGCAGATGGGGGGCAATCAGCTCTATGACACGCCACACGTTTGATAAGGGGGGCACATGGAAGCATTGGGGCAGTTGCAGTCGGGGTTGAAATATCTGGCCACGGCAGGTGAAACCGGCCGCCGCAGTCTGGACGGAATGCTGTCACCGGTGAATGGCGCGATCGGCGAAATCACCGGCGCCGCGTCCGAGTTGGAAAGCCTACCCTTTGTCGGGCCGGCGATCGGGGAAAAGCTTCAGCGGGCAATGCGCGGGATTAACGCCGCGCAGGCGCAAGTCGGGCGGGTGGTGGCCATGTACGGCACGGCCACCCGCGCGGTCGCCCAGGTGGAGGAACGTTTGGGCGTGCTGAAGGAACAGGCCGGCAAGGCCGCCACGGCCATCAACAAGATCGCCGGCAAGATCAGTCCTTCATTGGCCAACATCGTGCCCACGGGCACCTTTGCCACGGATCAGACGCCGGCGCCGGAAGCGGTGAAGCCATTCCCGCACCTGCTGATCATCCAGCCGCAAGACCCCAAGGCGCAGCCGTATTTCTTCAACCTGGACACGGCGGCATTTGACGAGCTGCGGCGGTCGACCAAATTTCGCTGGGCCTCGCAAGAGCGCCTGTCGCGGCGGCCGGCGCAGCAGGGTGTGGGCATTGGTGACGAGAAAATCACCCTCAAGGGCGTGATCCTGCCGGGGCTAAAAGGCGGGTTAAAGCAGCTTGACACCCTGCGCGCGATCGGTGGAAAGCTTCAGCCGCTGACCCTGACCACCGGTTATGGCGACGTGCTGGGGACGTGGTGCCTTGAAAGCGTCGATGAAGAACAAAGCGCGCTGATGCAGGGCGGTATCCCGCGCAAGCAGGCCTTTACCTTGGAGTTTGTGCGCTATGGCGACGACATGCAGGACGTCTGATGGGGATCTGCTCGATACCATCTGTCACAACTATTACGGGCATCTGGATGGCTGCGTCGAGGCGGTACTGGATGCCAATCAGGGGCTGGCCGATGAAGAGCAGCCCTACCGCGCCGGTGTGGTGATTGTGTTGCCGGATCTGCCGCAGCCGGTGACCGAGGCGATTACGTTGTGGAACTGACCCCGGCCGGAGTCCTCGCCGGCGAATCCTCGCGTTACGCGTAACGCTCTGTGGTTGTTTGCCCCGTCCTGTGCGGGGCTTTTTTTGGGAAAAATTCATGACGCCGCGCTTTCGTATTGTGGTCGACGGGACCGACATCACGGCCCTGTTGAATGATCGGCTGATTCAATTGAGTGTCACCGACAAGACCGGAATGGAGTCCGACGAATTCGAACTGCGCATTGACGATAGGGACGGGCTGGTGACGTTGCCGCGCAAGGGCGTGGGCATCGAGATCTATCTGGGCTATCAGGAGACGTCGCTGGTCCGGCTAGGCCGCTATGTGGTCGACGGGGTGGCAGTGTCTGGCCCGCCCGATGTGATCGTGATCAAAGGCAAGGCCAGCGACATGCGTGGCAGTGGTAAGACCGTGCGCAGCGGCAGTTGGGAGGACGTGCCGCTGTCGGCGATCGTTGGCGATATCGCCGCGCGCAACGGCTGGTCGCCGGCGTGTCCGGTCGGCACGAAGGTTGCGCGGACCGATCAGCTCAACGAATCCGACTTCAATTTTGTCACGCGCCTGGCTAAGCAATACGACTGCACGGCGAAGGTCGCCGACGGCAAGTTGTTGGTCATGCCGCGTCAGGGCGGGCAGAGCGCAAGCGGTAAGGTGCTGCCGCCGATCGTGATCAAAAAAAGTGACGTCAGCCGCTGGCAGTTCAACTTTGAGGATCGCGATTCGCACAAGGCGGTCGGGGCCAAGCATCAAGACAAAAAGACCGGTGAGCTGGCTGTGGTGTCGCTAGAAAACGACGACGCCCCGGCCGGGCTGCCGGCGGTGCATACCGATCGGCATATCTACCCGAACAAGACCGCCGCCCAGGCAGCGGCCCGAGCGCGCTTGGCGGCGTTCAACCGTTCCACCGCCGGCGTGCGGCTGGAAATGCCCGGCCGCACAGATCTGTTTGCGGAATGCCTGATTATCGCCCAAGGCTTCAAGGTTGGGCTTGATGGCGAGTTTCTAGCCGAGTCGGTGCAGCAGACGTACACCCAATCCGGCTGGTCGACCACCGTTGAATGTAACGGCGGCAAGAAGGGCAAGGCCAACGCCAAGGGCAAGAAAGGGAAAAAGCCGGCCAAGCCGGTCAAAATCGTCAACCTCGCATAACGCCATCAGTCTCAATCATCCGCCGCCTTGAGCGGCTTTTTCATGTCTGGAGTTTGTATGTCCATCACTGAACAACAGCTGCAAAGCATCATGCCCAACGCCCGCCGCCAAGCGGGCGTTTTTGTATCCGCCCTCAACGCAGCCATGGCCCATCGACAGATCAACACGCCGAAACGCCAAGCCGCGTTCCTGGCGCAAGTCGGTCACGAATCGGGTCAGCTGCAGTACGTCCGGGAACTGGGCGGCGACCAGTACCTGAGCAAATACGACACGGGCAGCCTGGCTGCGAAACTGGGCAACACGTCAGCAGCGGATGGTGATGGCCAGCGCTATCGCGGTCGCGGCCTGATCCAGGTCACTGGCCACGACAACTACTTGCGCTGCAGCTTGGCGCTGTTCGGTGACGAGCGATTGCTGCGCACGCCTGAACTGCTGGAGCTGCCGCAGTGGGCCGCCGAGTCGGCCGCATGGTTCTGGTCCGTGAATGGGCTGAACGCCCTAGCAGATCAAAACGAATTCAACACGATCACCCGCAGGATCAACGGCGGCCTCAATGGCCTGCAGGATCGGCTGGAGTTGTGGGGGCGGGCGAGGGCGGTGTTATGCGTTTCGCCGAACTGATCCCGACGCCGTATCGGCTGGTTGCCAAAGCCGTGCTGCTGGCCGTTTTAGCCGGTGCCTCCGCCGCCATCGCATGGCAATTACAAGATTGGCGCTACGGCAAACAGCTCGCAGAGCAGGCCCGACTCCACACCGAAACCTTCAACCAGTTGGCCCTGGCCACGGTTGCGCAGCAGCATGCCGAACAGGACAAACGCCTTGCGCTCGAGCAGCGCCTGGCTACCAGCGAACAAACCCATTACCGAGCCTTGAGTGATGCCCAACGTGATCAAGGTCGCCTGCGCGACCGCCTTGCCACTGCTGATCTGCGCCTGTCAGTCCTACTCGACGCCACCACCGGCGCCGACAACGGACCGGTGTCAGCCACCGCCACCGGCGGCGTGGTTCATGGCCCCACAAGAGCCGAACTTGACCCAACGCATGCTCAACGAATTATCGGCGTCACCGATGACGGCGACCGAGGGCTGATCGCCCTCGCGGCCTGTCAGGCATACGCCAAAGAAGTTTCAACACCGAAGTGAAAAAGAGCGGCCGGTCCAGATGCGTCAACATCCGGATCGACCGCCGTCCCTGCAGATGGTCCCTGCAAGTCCAGCCAAGGCTCTTGCTCCGTGCACAAAGCGCGGCGAGCCT